AACAATTAAAGAAAAAGGGCGTTGTCCTAAATGTTTAGAAAATATAAATTAAAATGATAGGTTGGGTAATAATAACTGCTATAATTATGTGGATAATACGAGAGTTAAAATGAAGATATTAACAATCGTATATTTAATACTTGTTTTATTATGTGTATTAGAAGCTTATTTTTGTACTAAATTTGAAGACGAACTTTAAACTATAAGAAATGAAAACAAAAGAAGTAATAAAAAACCTACTAATAAAATATCCTACTTTAAAAGATAGCGATAGTAGATTAATGGCTAATTATTGGTCTGAAGAATTAAGCAGGAAGAATAAAGATATTGACGAGATGTCTGCAAGAGATTTACTTGGAATGTTTGCTCAAAGTCAATTGACTAATCCTGAGACTATTAGAAGAATGAGAGCAAAGATACAAGAAGAAAGTCCTGAGTTTAGAGGGCAAGTATATAATTCTCGCAAAGGTATTATTCAAGACAAATGGCGATCAGAGTTAGGCTATGAAGTCAATAAGTAAACTAAAAAAAGAACTTGATAAGTGGTTTAGTCTTTATATAAGGCTCAGAGATTCTAACGAGTATGGAATGGTACAATGTTTTACATCAGGTAGAGTATATCATTACAAGAGTATGCACGCAGGTCATTTTATGTCAAGAAAAAGACTAGCCACTCGTTGGTGTGAGACTAATGTACAGCCACAGTCGCCTGCCGATAATCTTTTTGGTCAGGGCGAACAGTATCGGTTCGGACTTCATTTGGACTCAAAGTATGGAGAAGGTACAGCAGAAGAAATACAGTTTAAGTCTAGGAACACTTTAAAAATGTCAAGAGTAGAATATGAAGAAAAGATAAGTTATTATAAAGAGATTGTTAATAAATTAAAAAAAGAAAAAGGATTAGAGTAACTTTTTTATTAACTTTGACGTATGATAGTGCCAATATATGCAAATGAAGAACACAAGAACGCTGTAGAAACCTATCTAGCGATGTGTGATGACTTTGTGCAGGATGTAAGCACTAAAAACAAATACAATTCATATCAAGATGTTTTGCAAATCATATTAGAGTACCATAATAATTACGGAGAAGGAAATAGAGAAAATAATTATTGGGCGTGGCTAATGATTATTCCTATCAATGTTACTGTAATGACAAATGGCTTTTTTGCTGGAATAGAAACAAAAGGAAATGCAGCAAAAGTTAGGGCGTATAGAGTTGTATTATCAGAAATGTTAGAGAATTTAGTAGCAAAAATTGAAAAGATAGAACCAGTCAATGACTGAGATATATCTTGAAATATCAAAGTTGTCAGATAAATTTAGGGAAATGACTTATGGTTTGACAACTGATAAGAACGAAGTAGATGAAGTGGTGCAGGAATTAATGCTATATTTTTTAAGTATGAACCCTGTAACGCTTAAAGAAATTTGGGAAAATGATGGAGAAAAAGGAATAATCAAATATGGAGCAGTAGTATTAAAAAGAGCGTTAAACAGTAAATATAGTAGATATTATTATAAATATAAAAAATATTACTCGCATATTGACAGCTCTATTTATACTGGTAGTTGTACTTATAGTGATGATAATATATACTTTGACAATAATATTAATAAGAGCTTACATAACATTCCGAACCAAGACAATCAAAATAACTGGCAAAAGTTGGAAGAAATAGATAATACTTTAGAAAAAGATTTTAATTGGTACGACCAAAAGATTTTTGAGTTGTATTATTATGAGGGAAATACGCTAGACTCACTCGCTGAGAAAACAAAGATAAGTAGGAATAGTTTATTTAGTACAATAGACAAAGTAAGGGAGTTGCTAAAAAAGAAGTTGAATGACGAAAATTAAAATGTATAATCCTGATAAGAAGAACTCGTTTTTTATGCAGTTCGGTTTTGAACAACCTCTGCCTATTAAATATAAAACTAAAAGACAATGAAGTTCTTTGTCAAAGAAGAAGTATATCAGGACAGGATAAAGATATGTAAAGAGTGTATTTATTATTCAAAAACTTTAGGACAATGTAAGGTCTGTAAGTGTTTTATGAAGATTAAAGCAAGATTAGCTCCTCTCGCTTGTCCTCAGAAGTATTGGGATAAAACAACTGAGATAGAAACTCCTGAAGATTTACCACAAGATATAATAGATGAAATAACAAACCTTTGGCCAGACTTAAAAACAGGGAGAGCAAAAGATGTAGCAGCAAAAAAGAAAATGATAGAGATATATAATACAATACATCATACTAATTATAATACAGGAACTAATTGCGGTTCTTGTATTGCGGCGTGTTATGATGGAATAAAAAAACTATATGAAAAATACAATGGATACTAAAAGAACTTATCAAGGAATAAAGAATATATTAAGACAGCATATTAAAAATAATGTCAGGTCTTTATGGACTTATGAAGATGATAACTTTACTAGCGTATACGCTAACTATGACGGAGATTCTAGAATATATACTCCTCAGCAAATGCTTAAATTAATAGAAAAACTATGAATATAATATTTTTAAGTATAGCTATATTTGCAATAGTATTAACAATATGCTTAACAATAGTAGAGAGTAAAAGGCGTAAATACGAAAACAATAAATTAAAAAACAATATAAAAAACTTTGACAATGCCAATAGATTATAAAGAAGAAACAGAACCTCATTATTACATAGGTAAAATACATAAATACTCAGCTAAGAATATAGTAGATGATTTTGACCTTAGTCCTTGGACGGCTCAGGCTGTTCAGTATATATTAAGGGCAGGTAAAAAAGAAGGAAATTCTACAGCACAAGATATAAGAAAAGCTATTAATGTTTTACACTTTGAATTAGATAAGTTGCACGAAGAAGACAAAACAAAGACAGGAGGATTAGCAAAATGACTTTATATACTTGCGAATGTGGTAAAGAATCTAAAGAAATAAGCAAAGCTACTATTGTTTATAGAGAGGGGAGGTGGGTATGTAAAGAAGCTCAATGTAGTTGCGGCAAATATATGAATAGCGAACCTAAAGAAGGTATGCCTACATTAAGACGTACAGAGCCATCATTAAGTAAGAATAGAGATAAGCTATGGGAAGGAGCAAAAGAAAAGCTAATAGGAGAAAGAGGTATTAACGAGCCATTTGATTAATGAAGTTTGTAATAAAGGATAATAAAGATAAACAAAGCTTAATAAACTATCTAAAAGAATTAGGTAATGATTATATAGTAGATGTAAAGAAACAACGTAATAATAGGTCTATGATGCAAAATAATTATTATTGGAAATGTATAGTACAAATGTTAGCAGACGAATTAGGGTATTATCCAAATGAAATGCACGATATACTTAAAGTAAAGTTTGCAAGTGAGTGGCAAAGCATAGAAGTAAATAACAATAAAGTAGGTCTGCAAGTAATCAATAGTACAGCTACAATGGACACTAAAGAATTTGAGATATATGCAGAACAAATAAGGATATGGGCTTTGAGCGAATTGAATATAAGATTAATGTTGCCAAATGAATATGAATAATTTACATTATATAATAAACAAGTTGAATAATCAAGTTTTTTCAAGATGAGTAAACACGGAGGTAAAAGAGAAGGTGCAGGGCGTAAAAGCAAAGCAGAGGAGCAAAAGTTAATAGAACACTTAACTCCTATGAATAGTAAGGCATTAAAGTCCTTAGAACAAGGATTAGATAAAAAAGAACAATGGGCAGTTAAATTATTCTTTGAGTATTTTTATGGTAAACCTCAGCAGAGGGTAGATGTAACTACCAATGATGATAGTATTAATATGCCTTTAATAAACTTTGTAAAAACTGAATCTTAACGAAAAATACAATCCTTTATTTGAATCTGATGCTCGTTATTTTATTATAACAGGAGGTAGAGGTTCTGGCAAGTCATTTGCTGTTACAGTATTCTTGACGTTACTTACAATGTCTAAAAACATAAGAATACTATTTACAAGATATACAATGGTATCTGCTCACTTATCTATAATACCTGAATTTTTAGAGAAGATTAGTCTACTAGGATTTGAGAATATATTTAGTGTAAATAAAGCAGAGGTTGTAAACTTAGGCAATAAGAGTGATATACTATTTAGAGGTATAAAGACTTCAGCAGGTAATCAGACTGCCAGTCTAAAGTCATTACAAGGAATAAGCTGCTGGGTATTAGATGAAGCAGAAGAATTAATAGACGAAGATATATTCGATACTATTGATTTAAGTATTAGAGAAAAAGATGTGCAAAATAGAATCATACTTATACTTAATCCTGTCACTAAAGAGCATTGGATATATAACAGGTTTTTTCAGAACAAAGGCGTAGAAGCAGGTTTTAATGGCGTTAAAGACAATGTATGCTATATACATAGTACATACCTAGACAATAAAGATAATCTCTCTGCGAGCTTCTTAGAGCGTATTAAGAGTATAAAGCATAATAACTTTAAGAAATATAATCACAAGATATTAGGGGGTTGGCTTGATAAAGCAGAAGGGGTTGTATTTACTAATTGGAGTATAGGAGAATTTAATCCTGATGGTCTTCAGACTTCTTGTGGAATGGACTTTGGATTCTCAGTAGACCCTGACTCACTTACAGAAGTTGCAATAGATAAAAAGAAAATGAAGATATATTTAAAAGAGCATATATATCAGAATGGATTAAAGTCTCACGAGTTAGCAAAGATAGTATTAAGCAAAGTAGATAATATGCTTATAATTGCAGATAGTGCAGAGCCTAGACTAATAGCAGATTTAAGACATCTAGGAGTTAATATAAAACCTGTAAAAAAGGGAACTATTGAAAGTGGTATTACAAGGATGCAAGATTTTCATATTGTAATATCTCCTGAGTCTACTAATATAGCTAAAGAATTGAATAACTATGTATATGCAGATAAGGGGTCTAAGTTATATGTAGATGCTTACAATCATAGCATAGATGGAGTGAGGTATAATGTTATATATCACTTAGATAATCCTAATGCAGGTAGGTATTTTGTGCAATAGAAAAGGGGGCATCATAATGACTACCCCCTAGAGAAATGGAAAACAAATTAGAAATGAGCCGCGAATATACAAACTTTAAACTAAATACAAACTTTTTATATTATATATTATGAAGGTCAAAATACAGAAGGGCAAAAAGACTAGAAATTACAAAGTAATAAGCAGTTGGTCAGAAGTAACTTTAGAAAAATGGCTCAGATTAGTAGACCTTGAAGAGAAGGGGGCTTCGGAGGAAGCTTTGGGAACGATAACTGAATTATCTAATATACCTAAGAAACTTGTAAAGGAATTAAGTATAGGAGATGTTTCAGCTATTATGGAAAGAGTGGGGGTGTTACAGCACCAAGCAAATAGTTCTTTAAAAAGGATAATTGAAATAGAAGGGAAGGAGTACGGATTCCATCCAAGTTTAGATAGAATAACTCTCGGAGAGTTTGCAGATTTGGAGACGTTTTTAAAAATAGGGATTCACAAACATTTGCCTGAAGTGATGGCAATACTGTATAGGCCAATAGTTGAAAAGAAAAATAAATTCTATACTATTGAAAAGTACGATGGGAATATAGAAGTCCGTACAGAGATAATGAGAAAGATGAAAGCAGAAGAAGTGCAATCGGCACTGGTTTTTTTTTGGAGTTTCGTCAAAGAACTCTTAATAGCTTTGCCATCATCTTTGACAAAGAGGATGAAGGTAATGACAGAGCGATTGCAAGCGAAAGCTTCGCAGAAAAATGGGGATGGTTCGGAGTGATGCATAGACTCTGTAATCAGGATATAAGTAAGTTGGAAAGTATAACAAACTTGAGTTTATTAGAGTGCCTAACTTGGTTAAGTTATGAGACAGATTTAAACTCACAAAATAAAGTAAAACTGAATGGTAAACAATAAGACATATAATAACGTAGTAAATACTTTGCTCTTAATGGCAGAGAAACACTACGCAATACAAACAACTTCAGTAGGAGATATATACGATATTGACTTAGAGAAGAATACTAAATTTCCATTACTACATATTAATCCCGTAAACGTAACTACAGGAGATAGTCAATTAACATATAACTTTCAGATATTCATAATGTCAATGACAGGGCAGGAAAGTAATTGGACAGAGAATAGAAAATACGCTGGATATCCTGCTGCTATTACAGGAACTACATTCAATAAATTATATAAGACTTTAAGTAATGAGCAAACTGTATATAGTGAAACATTACAAATAGCGACAGATTTTATTAGTATGCTAAGGCATTCTGTAAACCAATCTTTATTTGAAAATACAGGGTCTTCAGATATTGGTAATGATATTAATATTCCTTTATATTTTACTGAAGGGCAATTTACAATAGAACCATTTGCTGAGAGATTTGATAATCTTTGCGTAGGTTGGGTATTTAATATAGGTGTGTTAGTACAAAACGACTTTAATGCTTGCGGTGTACCAATACCTCAAACTAAAGGTTCAGGATATTAAGATGATAGAATATTTAAAAAAAATAAATAAAATAAAAATAGGAAAAGTAGAGATACAAATAATACCTCCAACTATCCGAATTAAAATATAATGGAAGAAGTTTTAAAATTAATAGAAAATTACGGACTTAATGTAGTATTGCTTTTGGGTTGTTTTTACGCATTATATAACTTCTTCTTTTTTAGTATTCGTGAAGTTAAAGATACATTCTCAAAGCATCACGAAAAGAACGCTGAAAATATGGAAGAACTAAAAGAAAAAATAAATACAATTTTAACAATATTAAAAAATAAATAAATATGGCAGCAGATTTAACAGTAACAATAAGTGAGTCAGTAATACTCAATGGGGCTACAAGAGGTTCTTCAAATTCATTAACTACAGCTAATATAGTAGATGTGATGGAAAGAATTTTAACACTAGCTCACTCTAATACTACAACAATAGCAACTTTTGGCTCAACTCCTCACTCATCAGCAGGGGCGTTAGACGTAGAAAATGCTAAGTATATTAGAGTCACTAATTTAAGTACAACTGATGATATGATTCTAGCTTTTGTAACGTCAGGAACTAATTATCAAGTGACTGTAAGAGCAGGAGGTTCTCACGTATTATACCAAGCAGAAGATGCAGTATTAGGAGAAGCAGATGCAACCCCAGCTTTTACTGGATTAGCAGATGTTGTAACTATACAAGCTAGACCATCAGCAACTACAGATGTTCAATGTGAAATATTTGTAGCTCTTGTATAATGAAGAATGTAGAGAATTACTTAAATAGTGTAGGTAAGCAGTTTGTAAAGCGTTCTAGGGCAATCCTCAAAAACAAAGGTAAAGGAGGAGGTAGGTTAGAGAAGTCTATTAGAGCAAATGTAAAAGAAACTGCTGATGGATATTCTTTGCAATTCTTTATGGAAGATTATGGAACTTTTGTAGACAAAGGAGTAAAAGGAGCAGGAGGGAAAATACCCAACGGAAAATATAAAGGAACTTGGGGAGGTCGTAGGTGGTTTATAAACTACAAAGGAAAACGACAAGACAGTCCTTATAAGTTTGGAACAGGAACAGGTAAGAAAGATGGTCTTACAAAAGGTATTGCTTCTTGGACTAGAAAAAAAGGATTACAACCTAGAAGCGAGGGAGGGCAATATATGTCGCCAAAAGGATTGAATTATTTAATTAGAAGGAATATATGGATAAGAGGAATACACGGAATTAGCTTCTTTCAAAAACCTTTAGGAGAAGCAATAAATTCTGTATTAGATTCCAATATGTTAGATGCAATAAAGAAAGATGTATTAGATGGATTAATTAAAGCAGGTTGGAAAAAAGAATAAAATTATGAGTAACTGTACGATAAAACAAAAGCCAAAATATAACTATCTTCCTGTAGGTCAGGATGTAATATTTTCAATAACCAATGACCCTGTAGTGGCTCAGGAAGTGAGAGTAAAGTTTATATGCAAAGTATTTATTAGTGGTTCTTCTCCTGCTCAAACAGGTTCTGGTAGTGCTGATTTAATAGGTACGTTCAAAACAGTACCCAACAATGCAGGAGCAGGTATTTTTGATTTAAGGCAAATATTAGAAAGTTTTGTAAAAGCTGACAATACCAATGGTTCAGGTGTAGCTAAGCATAAAACTGTTTCATTTGCAGAAGGAGAGTTCCCTATACATCTTGTAGACAAATTAAGTAGGGCTATGAATAGTATAAGATATTTAAAATGTCAATTCAAAGTAGAGTATGAAGACCCTTCGTCTTCAACAGGAGCTTTGCTTACAACAGGAACAGTAAATTCAGATGACTATGTTTTCTTTAATGGCTATCTTAATTATGAAGATGAAATAGATAGAACAGGAAATGATTTTGGATATTCTTTAGGAATATTTAAACTGAATGCTGCTTCAGGTTCTCCTGATACTCATAGGTTCTTAACTAATGCTCCTACTATACAATATGCAAATCCTGAAGATTATGGAACTTCAGCAGTATTATTAGAAACAGGAAGATATGGTAATGATGCTAATGGTATTAAGGAGATTAAATTTACATTCCATAAATACGATGGTTCTACTTTTGACAAAGAGTATGACGTAGATTTTAATAATGGAGCATTTGTTGCTAATGCCCAAGACCAAGTCCATAACAGACTCTTACACGTTGGGGTCTTTCCTGCTAATTTAAGAGGTTGGAGTTCAACTGTAGATACTGCTCTAACTGCTGGAGAGATAGAGTATTACACTTATAAAGCTGAAGCGAATGGTAGTGTAGATATAAGTCAAGAATATAGAGTCAATGTGCTTTGCCCAAAATATAAAGGATATGTACCTATTCGTCTTGCTTGGATGAATCAATGGGGTACTTGGGATTATTATACTTTTACTCAGAAGTCAGTAAAAACTATTAGCACAAAAGAAAGTTCATATAATCAATTAGGAGGAACTTGGAATCAACAAACGTATAGGACAGATAGTTTTAGGGGAGGTAAAAAAACCTTTAGGCGTAACGCTACTGAAAAAATAAAAATGAATACAGATTACATATCTGAAACAGAAGCTGCTTGGTTTGAGGAATTAATGAATAGTCCAGAAGTGTATATCTTAAAAGGATATGATGCTTCTGCAAGTGCAGACACCTCTTTTAATACTGTAGTTACTCCTGTTAGAATGTTAACCAAATCATACGTTAAGAAAACAGTAGCAAATGATAAGCTAATACAATATACTTTTGAAGTAGAAAAGTCTAAAACATTTAGAACTCAATCGGTATAATATGTCAGTACAATTAACAGTATTTCCTCAAAATTATCAAGGAACTTATCAGACAATAAGTGCCGATAGTTATAACTATATAGCAAACGGAGAAGCTCCTTATGCTACTTTGAATGATGCAACTGTCAATTTTGTTGATACGACTGGTATTCAAACTTCTTACTGGATGCAGGCTGCTATAGATTTGACTAATACGAGTGTTTCTCCTATGAATATCAACGAGTGGTATTGTTATTCCAATACAAATACTGGATATATGGCTGCTACTGAAGTTACTTTTCCTGATGCTCAAATTTCAGGGCTATTTACAATGATGACTAACTTAACTGTAGGAGCAACTTATAGCTACAAAGCAATAGTGCCTGCATTACAACCTGCTTCTACAGGAGGCACTTTAAAAACTAACGTATACGTTCCTGCGAGTGGTTCTGGAGGTAATGTGGAAGTATTCGGTGCAAGTGTTCTAAGTCCTGTTCCTGCTTATTATTCTTTACCTAACGATTTGGAGCTTGGAGGGACTTTTACCGCTACTCAAGATAATCATATAATTGCTTTTGAATGGTATCCTAATGGAGTAGATACAGGGGCTTCAGGAGATTTTCTTTTTGTGAGTACTTTTGAGTGCAAGTTAGATACAGAATTAACTTCAGGAACAATCAATGCTTTAGCAGATGGTCAAGTAATACTAGACTTATACGAAGATGAAGATATTCCTTTAACACTCAGTATAGATAATTTTATTAATGCTGCTGAAAAGGTACAATCATATTCTAAGGCATTTAATCTGCCAGCAACAAAAAGAAATAAAAGAATATTTAATCAGCTATTCGAGATTACAAGATATGCTGGTAATAGTACAGTCTTTAATCCATACAGAAAGACTAAAGCATTGTTAAAGCAAAATGGATTTATTTTATTTGATGGATATTTAAGATTAATAGATGTAAGCGAGAAAGATGGAGAGATAAGCTATAACGTAAACCTCTATTCAGAAGTAGTGGCGTTAGCTGATATATTAAAAGAGAGAACATTTGAATATTTGCCTTTAACGGAATTAACTCACGAATACAATAAGACTAATATTGTTAATAGTTGGAATGATTCAGGTACAGGAATTGCTTACACCAATCCTAATAATTCAGGATTAAGAGATGATTACGATACTGTAAAATATCCTTTTTGCGACTGGAATCATCAAATACCAGTTGCTAATCTTGCTAACGATATTACAGCACAAGTAGGAATGCCTGAACTAACAAATCCTGCACAAGCGTTTAGACCTTGGATTCAATTGAAGTATTTAATAGACCTAATATTTCAACCTTTAGATTTTACATATACAAGTACATTTTTTGATACTGATAATTTCAAGAAGTTGTATATGGACTTTAATTGGGGAGCTGATGTTACTATGCCTAATTATCTTGTAACATCTACTATCACTCAGACAGGAACTCTGTATCTTAATAATACTGATACTACAGCAGCACCTTATAATCCTTCAGGTAGTCCATTTCTTAGTAGTGTTATAACGTCTACAACTTTTTCTCCTTCAGCAGGACAGATGACTCCTCAACTAACTCATTCTTATGATGGGCAAGCTGGTAGTAGATACAAAGCTACTTATGATGGGCAGGTATTTAAGGTGGATTTTTATTTTAAATTAACAGGAGGAGGGTCAGGAGTTGATTTTGAAGGTCAATGGAAAAAGTACGATGACTCGGCAGGCACGAGTGAAGTGATAACAGCAGGTATAAATATGGTCAATCATAACAATGATACATATTGGGAAATTCTTGGCGTTTCAAGTGAAGTTTGGGAAGGTAGTTTTGAAGTTACCCTAGATGAAGACGATTATATATTTTGTAACCACGATATTGAAAGTGGTAGTGCATCAGCTATACAATGTACTAAAGCAGAAGTAAGTATTACGACAATAGACAAAGAAATTGTAAACGGAGTATTATTAGGAAGTAAAAGAGGAGAGATAGGACAATGGGATTTCCTTAAAGGAATTTTTACAATGTTTAATCTTTTGACTTTACCTGACCCTGAAGACAGCCAAAATATAATAATAGAAACTTACAATGATATATTTCCAGCAGGAACTAATAGTGGAACTACAGGAGACTTATCTTTAAAGTCAAGAGGAATTAATCACGATTGGACAGAGAAAGTAGATGTATCTGAAATAAAACTTAATCCAATTCCTGATTTACAAAAGAATGTTATATTTAAGTATGTAGAAGATGAAGACGATTATATGTTCCAGAATTTTAAGTCTTCAACGCAAGGGCATTTATACGGAAGTAAAAAAGTAACATTCCCTTCGTATGATATATTAGAAGGAACAAAAGAAATAATTCCTGAACCTTTTGCAGCTACTATAATGAAACCTTTAATGTACCCTAGATATAGAGATTTAATTGTTCCAAGTATGTATTCAATGACAGACGAAGGAGAATGCGAAGGGTTTGAGAACTCTCCTCGTATATTGTATAATAATGGAGTAGTAGATTTTACTTCTCTTTTTCCAATGTCTTATTTCTTTCCTAAATTTCACGGAGTAGCAGGAGCTAATATTACTCAATATTTAAGATTCAGTCACTTATCAGATTTACCTACAGTAGCAGGTAGTACAGTAGATGTAAATTTTGGTGCTCAACAATTAGTCGTCCCTAATGAAACAGCACCTCCAAGAAATTTATATAGTCTATATCACAGTAGGTATTATTTAGAATTATACAATCCTGATACTAGAATTATGACTTTAAAAGTCAATCTTACAGCAGCAGATATTCAGATGTTCAAATTCAATGATACTGTATTTATAAAAAACAGATTATTTAGAGTAAATAAAATAGATTACAAACCTAACGACTTAGCTACTGTCGAATTTATACTACTACCATAATGTCAAAAGGAGCTACAATACCATACCCTGAAGGATATACAATAAAACCTTATAGCATAGATAGTAGAGGGATAGTACAGTTTACTGATGGAACGAATACAAACGTACTTCCTAATGAGCAACAATGTATAAAGTATGGGTATAAATTTGATAGAGTTACTGGAACTTGCTATGCTTGGAAGCCTACAGTTAAATTATTAGACAATGTAGGGAATGCAGATAATATAGTAAAAGGTAGAGATAATAAAATTGCTCCTGCTCTTACTACTTATGTTTTAGGACAAGGAAATGAAGCAAGAGACAACACTTCTAACAATATGATAATCGGTTGTAATAATGTAATAACAACTGATTGCGAAAATGGATTAGTAATAGGAACTAAAGCAAATGTAACAACTTCAAATTCTTTAACAATAGGAGGGAATCAAGGCAGCGATAACTTATCAGAAAGACAGACTATAATATTGCAATATGGTTGCCAAACTACAGGAACAGGTTCAGGAACAGGAGGAGGAACAATATCTGCAGGAATTAATAATTTAGTAGGTACTAGATTTGTTTTGCCTGAAAATGCTATTATATATTTTCACGCAGATACAATAGCAGTAAGGACAGGTGGCACATCAGCATCAGGAGCAGTTGGAGATTTTTATTCAGCAGTTGAAAGGGGTGTTATGATAAACAAATCAGGAACTTGTACTATCTCACGAGAAAGAGATACAATAAAGACTTCAGGAACAGTAACAAATTGGAGAGTAAATTCAGGAGTATCTTCTGATGGTAAGACTTTAGCTTTACAATGTAGGGGGAATAATGATATGACAATAGAATGGAATATGACAGTAACAATAACAATGATACAAACTAGCGTATCGTTATAAAAATATAAGATTATGGCAAGAGCAGTATTAGAAGCACAAATAGACAGTAATATAGGCGATGTAAATAAAGGCATAGAACAAGCAGCTGAGAATACAGACAAACTAGCAAAAGGAGCAAAAAAAGCAGAGAAGGGATTTGGTGGGATTAGAGGTGCTATTAAAAAAGTGGGTACAGCACTTAAAGCAGCAGGTATAGGTCTTATAGTGGCAGCATTTGCAAAACTATTTGAGATGATGGGGCAGAATCAAAAAGTGATGGATGGATTTAATACTGCTATGACTGCAATAAATACAGCTTTTCAAGACTTTATAAGTTTGATTATGGATAATGTAGAACCAATTACCAATAACTTTAAAGAGCTTTTTGAGAATCCTACGAAGAAGATTAAAGAAATGAGTGCTGCTATAAAAGAAGGGTTGATTGATAGATTCAATGAATGGATTGAAGCTATGTCAATAGCAGGAAAAGCGTTAGGGCATCTAGTTAAAGGAGAGTTTAGCGAAGCGTGGGGAAAATATAAAGAAGCAGCAGTAGAGATGGTAGATGTTTATACAGGAGTAGATGGAACAGTAGAGAAAGTTTCTGAATCAGTAAGTAATTATACGAAGAAAGTATGGGATAATGCAAAGGCACAAGTAGCAGCAAATAAAGAAGCTAAATTCGCTGAGTTAGAGGTAAGAAAATTACAAGCTGAGAATCTTAAACTAGCAGAAGACGAAAGACAAATTAGAGATAATGTAAATTTGACTTTTAAAGAACGTATTGAGGCTAACGAAAGACTAAGTAAAATATTAGAAGAACAACAGGCAGCACAAAAAGCAGCACTACAAACAGAGATTGATGCCTTAGCACTAGCAGTTCAAACTAATGGAAATGACGAACAAAAATTAGCATTATTAGCAAAAGAAATAGAGATGCTAGAACTTGAAGAAGCTATTAACGGACAAATGTCTGAACAACTAACAAATCAAGTAGCCTTAGAAAACGAATTAAGAGACGCTAAAGTACAAACTTCTTTAGATGGTATGAGTGCTAGAGAAAGAGAATTAGCAGAGCTAGAAGCTAGTTATGATGAACAAGTAAGATTAGCACAAGCAGCAGGTGAAAGCACAACTGCAATAGACAAGAAATTTGCAAAAGATAAAAAGAAAATAAAGCAAGACCAAGTAAATGAAGAACTATCAGCAGTATCAGGACTATCAGGAGCATTAGCGACTTTAGCTGGAGATAATAAAGAGTTAGCAGCAGCTTCAGCTATTATAGATACTTATGTAGGTGCGAATAAAGCATTATCTGCATCTCCACCACCTTTCAATTTTGTGGCAGCAGCAGCCGTAGTGGCAGCAGGTCTAGCAAATGTATCTAAAATATATTCTACAGATTCAGGAGGAGGAGGAGGAGGTACAGCACCTCCTGCGAGTGCAGGTCCTGCTCCTCAAATGATGTCAGGAGAATTTGACTTAGCAGGAGGAATAGAACCTGAGCCAGTTAAAGCTTACGTTGTAACTGATGAGATGAGTAACAGTCAAAACCAATTAGCTAATATAAGACGTAGAGCTACAATTTAAAAATCAAATAAATAACAAATAAATACATTATATAATATGCCGTGTACTAAATGCAAAGAAGGAAAATACAAATGGGGCAAGACAGGTTCTTGCGAGTACGATACTAAGGAAGAGTGCGAGAAAGCTAATAAGGATTACTATAAAAAAAAGAATACTACTATGAAGCAATATCCAACACCACTAGGAAAGACGTATGAAGAATACGCAAAAGAATTAAAAGAATATAATTTAGGTAATATAAAAAATATATTATAATATGAAAGAAACTAGAATAGTAGAACTCGTAATAGCAGATGATTCACAAGAGTTAGCAATAGATGCTATTAGCTTAGTAGAATCTCCTGCAATAGAACAGGACTTCGTATTTTTTGGAAAAGAAAAAAACAACTTAACATTCGCTAAGGTAGATGAAGAAAAGCGTATGCTAATAAGTCCTGCGTTGATTCCTAATAAACAAATATTTAGATACGACCCTAATACTGATTCAGACTACTATGTTTACTTTAGTCGTGAGACAGTTAGAAAGGCATCTGAATTATATTTAAAACATAACAATCATCACAAAGCTACTCACGAGCATAATGAAAGAGTAAGTGGAGTATTGACTGTAGAATCTTGGATTATAGAAGACACTAAAAAAGATAAGTCTTCTCTTTATGGATTTTCTTTGCCTAAAGGAACTTGGATGGTAAAAATGAAAATTGAAAATGATGCACTATGGCAAAAGATTAAAGCAGGAGAATTAAAAGGTCTAAGTATAGAAGGCTACTTTACTAATAAATTTGAAGCTATGCAAAAGAATAACCAAAAGCCTACAGATGCTGAAATATTAGCAGCTCTTAACGAG